AATAATACGAAGAAAACGAATGATTTGAAACTAATTTTTGATACTAATAAAGAACCATTAACAAACAAAGAGTTTGAAAACATATTTAATCCGTCTAATATGGATATGAATGAAATACTTGACAAATATGAAACTACAATAAGAGAAGGTATTCACATATTGGATAATAATATAATTAGTGGAGGTAGAAAAAACAACGGGTGCAGAAAAATGAAACGGACAAAAAAGATGAAAAAGACGAAGCGTTCTAGAAAAATGAAACGGAAAAAAAA